CCTCACTACTGGGTTTGAACCAGTGACCATCTGATATTTGCTACATCTACAGTCAGATGCTCTTCCACTGAGCTAAGTGAGGATTATCTTCACTCTTTATAAGTGTTTTTATTTAAAATTAATAAACAATAAACAAGTTTTGCATCAAAGATACAAAATATAGGTTCTACTCAAATAACAATGCGTTATATTTGAGTGAATTACCATAACAAACAATTAAACCAGTGAAGATTTATATTCTTCTTGGTTCGTGACCAATAATGATTTAAATTCTAGTACCAAAGGTGTGGAATTAAATTTTTATCGGTTTAAATATTTTTATTTAACTAATTTTAGTTTTTGCTGTATAAAACTTTTATTTGCTTTTGTGTGCCCACAAAACAATTTGCTCCTAATTAATGCGTCCATTAATTATTTTTTTAATTTTAAATTTAAAATGGTGCAAATAACAAATATATACAAGTTTCATTATTACAGTTGAATGTAATAACCATATATTAAGTGCATTTTTATGTTTGCTGTTTGAAATCTATGTTTAAAATATGGCCAGAATTTTAAACACCTACAGTACAGATTTCACAATATATAGTGAGATATTTTCTTTATATTGTTTTGAAAATAACTAATATAATATTTAACGATCCAATTCGCGAGATAATTTGGTGATAATTACCTGATATTTCTTTTTGCAAATATTATAGGCGGTAGTTTTATCATCTGCTGAAGACATAATATCTTTGCATTCGGGAGACATATAAATCCACATTTGAACTAAAGTGTCGAATAACCATCGATGTTTTAATTTATTACGAGGAGCCCATTTTGCGGCAAATGAGAGATTTTTAATAAGGGGTCTTTCAACGGTATTCGCCACATCAGCATTCGCCTCATTAAGAGTCCTTTCCAAAAGATTATAATCTTTTATGATCTGATTATTATACAAACCAATAATTGGTTTTATAATAGTATCATAACGACCTAGTTTCGAATGTGTCGCAATAAATTCACAATAGTCTCTAATGTCTCGCCACGATCCGATTTGATGATCAGACTCCGAATTAACAAACATATAGAGGACAAAGATTGCTTTCATCTGAAAATATTGCTGAAATGTGTATAAATATGAAAAGGCCAATTTTTGCAATCCACGTCCAGCTTTAATATCGCGCGTAAAAAGAATGCAATCCATAATAGCCTCTGTAAACTTCAAACACTGTCCTTGATCAATCTCTACATTATCGATGAGTTTAAAAATATCTTCCATCACCTGCTTCAACACGGGATGAACTCCGTGCGAATCATCAATCTCAGTACATTTTAAGTATTCTATTGTTTCATTAATAGAGGCAACAGACATTATACAATGTATCGCTAAACATTTTTTGTTATTTGTGCGCAGATAATGCTAAATATTACGACGCGTTTTGTGTCTTTGGACAAGAACCTCTACATTATCCGAAAATTTAACACTCTTTCGTGTCTTATTATTTTTATTTGAACTCTTTAAAATTGACTTCGTTATCAATCTTTCTTTTAATAAGATGTAGAGGCCGTTTATAGAATGGAAAATAAAGATAGATGGCGGCAACAAAACATCGGAAACAATATTATATTGTTTTAAAAACTGTTTATCATCAGGTTCAACAGTGCTATCATTAAATGCTTCTATATGCGAACCATCTATATCAATCACATATAGAAGCATATCCATAAAAACATAGTTTCGTAAATCATCGTTTTTTTTGGATTCAATCATAGAGAGTATTTCATTTTCCGTTATCACGCGAATATAATCATCTCTATTATTCTCATTTCTAAATGTATATTTCGAAGTGGTTATTTTTGTGAGTTCATCTTGTGCATCTAAAAAACAAAAGTGTATTTTAATATAATTGATTTCTTCTCTTTTTAGATCCTTATTAATAGAGAGGACACGCGATTCCTCATCTATCCACGATTCATCCATATCTTCATCAGTCATTTAATTAATAAAGATACCATTTTTTACACCTTTTTACGCCTCTACATCTGAAATGAAGTCGAGTCGGTTATTTCCATCATTGATGATTTTTTTAAATTCCATTGTCGAGCATATGGTTTGCTTGGAATATAATAGGCACGATTGGCTCTAAAATATGTAACACACGGTTTTTCTCCGTCAGAACAAACCACTTGTAATTTGGGAGGAATAGAGGGAGTGCTGATAAGGGGGTATTGAGATTTGCAAACAAATGAACGCGGCACATAAACACCGTCAAAATTATTGGCGGGACAATGATCCAAATCAGCGGGATCAAACGGCACATTATCGATCGTAAAAGGTTTGGGAGAACCATTACCGTAAGTCGCAGTCGACTGTCGTGCGGTATCTAGACCAACATTATAAGTATATTGCTCATATGTGGGCATTGGTTTAGAGGCACAATACGTTTTGGATGCATATTGCGAATAATTCTTTAAATTTTTGGCTTTTTTTAATTTGACGTAATCACCCGAAGACATTCTATATATATTCCGCGAACATAAAAAGCGTAATATAGAAAATAATATAGAAAATTGAATGGTATTGTAATATAAATTCAAAAACAAACCAAATTAATGATCCAACACAACACCTGTAATTTAACACTATGTATTCCAAGAGTTGATAGTCAAGTAGAAAAACAAGATATTTTCAATGTATTCAAAGCACTTAGAATCGGGTATATTGGCCATATTAGCGAAATACCACTTAAACACGATACGACCGGAAAACGTATTATTGTTAAATTCAAAACGTGGGTTGAAAACGAGCTTTCTAAACGTATTATGGAACGATTGGATGCCGGCAAAGATATAAAGATTGTGTTTAAAGAGCCCGGATACTGGTTGGTTACAAAATGGAATACCGGAACTAATCAAATTTGAGGATCTTCTCATTCAAATCGATGTTTCCGTCAAAAAGCCACATTAATTGTCTTTTGTTTTTTGTATTTATTTCTTGTTGGAAAACACCATCAATAAATGAACACGTGTTTTTATATTTGGCTAGGTCCTTCTTTATTTCGACTTTCATATTTTCCAATGTTTTCAAGCGTTTCGATTCTTTCATCCTATCAAATCCGCTGATTTTATATTCTGGATCTCGGAGCTTACGCTCCTTTTCGGTTTCCCATTTTGCATTTATATATCGGTCTTCATTTATAACACTTTTTAGAGAATTGATTAAATTTTTGCGATGCAATTCAACCGAATGAATACTTGAAAAAATATTGATGGCGCTGATCTTCGGATATACATAACGAATATAATAGGGCAATATTGTGCGATTATCTTCTTTTAATTCGGTGATTTTTCTATCCATCCTCTTCATTTGGGAATATATCATTCGATCTTTTTCGTGCCGACTATGTGTAGAGGCCAATTTATATGTGAATCCCTCTAGTTCTTCGTGTATTTTGGTATATTTGTTAGCGACGATTTCATATTTTACGGCATAGGTCTCTAGTTTCAGCGCAATCAATAGTATTAAAAATATAGACAAAACAGTGCTCATGCTAGTCAATAATATTACACCCCATATTGTATTTCCGGCAAACGGCAATAATACCGAAGATGTTATTGAAATACACGTTGATGGAATACTTAAAACATAGAGACGCGTCTTCATAATGGTTTTGGCCTCTGTGTAAATGTTCTTTTGATTTTTTACATAGATTGATATGATGTCTATTTCGTTTTTCATTTCGTCTCCGCTATAATCGCGTTTTAGCCGCCCCTCTAATTCTTTGGATGTAATTGTTTTGTATCGAATACCGGGGTCTCGGTCATTATCACTAATGCTACCGCTACCGCTACCGCTACCGCTACCACTACCGCTACCGCTATCACTTCCATAACTATCACTATTTTCGTTGGACATTGTTATTGCACTTTGTGTTTCAAAATTATTTATTGAATTATTATCAATTAATTGTAAATCAAAATCAGTGTCTTCTGGTGAAATTATTATTTTTACACTATCTGAAGATACAGATGATGATGTGGTTGTTGTATATGACTCCATTATATATTTTTATAATATAAAATTGAAGTGGAGACAAACTTATGATACGTATTAAAAAATAAAAATGTTATGTGAATATAAAAATAATTCTGATAGTGAATTTTGCGAAGATAGTACTAGCGACTCAGAAGTCGACAGCGACTCTGATAATGAGGCAGTGATTCGTAGAAATATGCGCAAAAACAAACGACTAAGAACTATCAAACAATTAAAATCAACTTCGCGCAGACACTATTTAATGACTTCCCGATTTAATAATAAATCTTTCCAAGAAAACCGCAACTATTGTCGCGACTCAAAATCCGCAAAAGTAGTATATGGATCACCTAAAGAAATATCTATGTTTGTTCCGCGTGACTCAATTATGTTTGTATTAGAAATGAACAATGATGAGAACCAAATTATGGGGGTGGGATTAGTTCGAAACGTTCCTTATCCAAACAGACATTTGATTTATGAAGACGGCAATTGGAACCGATACAATTTTATGGGAAAACATCGGATTGATAGAGGTGAATTAAATGAAGATGAAGAATGGATATTTAAAGCACTGGATATTATTTGTTTTACCGGATGCAGACACCAAAAAAGAAATCAGGGAATAACAATGTTCCCGCCAGATATGCTGGAAAGATGTAAAAAACGCTTGGATTTAGTGGCGTTTATAGCAAATATGTTTAAAAAGCGGATGTAAATGTTTTATCATAATACAAATATAAATTATTATTAACGTATAGAATATACAATGTCTGACTTTGATTATGATATTAATAATTATACAGACGAAGAACTAATAAATGATGTTTTAGAATTGGATAGTAATATAACAGACAGAGTATTGGAATCCAAAATCTTGCAAGAATTGCGGTATTATGAAGGTCAAACTGATGCAGAATCCCAAAAGTTTTACAAGTTCTTTGAAGATGTGTATGACCGTTTTTTTTCCGATAGTTATTATCAAAATGCCGAAGTGCGAAATCCCGATGGATCTTTAAAGGAGCAAGAAATAGACACGGCTTCTGAAGAATATAATACGATGCAAAGGCTCACTAACAACATAAATGCAAATCGAATAAGAGACGTTGCCGATGCAAATACAAACCGTCCGCGCTATAATGTGGACACAAGTGTAAATCGCCGGCCAACTGTTATGGATTTTTCCGCAAATCTAAATAAAACAAATAGTGTAACCTCGGCTAACATCGATTTTCCCACCGGAAAACGGAATCCGATTGTGCGCCAATCCGTATTTAAAATGCTCTCTATTGATAGTCAATTTCGAGATGACTATTACAATACAAGTGCTACCAATTTCAATATGAATCTTTCCACTCCAATTGAAAACGTGATTTCGATGAAATTATATTCGGTTCAAATCCCCTATACGTGGTATATTATCAACAATAATTTCGGAAGTAATTTCATATTTTTGAAGGGAAATAGTCCGGGTATAAATAATGGCGATCATGATATTCAAATAAAAATACCATCGGGAAATTATGATGCAGCATCATTGATGACGGCAATCAATAACCGTTTAACAACATTGGCGACTGGATATAGTACAAGTGCGGCAGATCCATACGATTATCGTGACTTGTCTTTTGGCGAAACCCGCGTTGTTTATGACTCTACTACTGTAAAAACCAGATTTGAATTTGATTTGAAAAAGACATATAATGAATCGGATTATAGGATGTCGTTTCCCTATTATACAAGCCCCCAAGATCTGGATAATAATACCAAATCTATACCTGGTTTCTTAGGATTTAATGATAGTTCATACAATGTATTCAAAGTATATTCGGATTTGAGAGCATATACAGTATCAGATACAACGGTTTCGACCTTTACAGTGGATGCATCAAATTCGTATTTTGATATTATAAAATATCAGGGCCCAGATCCATATACATCGGGGTCAATAATAATACAGACAATAAGAGTTGATATTGCCGGATATGCGACAATTGGAACCAGTATTTCAAAAGCAAATCTTATATTGTATTTCAATCAAGCATTGCAAGCTCATCCCGAAATAGATCCTCTAAATTCCAGTTTTTCCCAAGTAAATGTTACCGATATAAGTAATATTAATTATGGATGGTCTCATTTCGAAATACAAGTGAAATTAAATAGGAAAACTACGCAAAATATTGAAAATAGCAAAATAATTGTGAAATTTCCATTAGAAACACAGGCTGGTGCACATGTATGGACAGGAAATAATTCGTGTTTTAAATTTGATACAGAAATTAAAGAAATATGTGAACTAACTACTGAAACCGCAACATTACTAACAAATTATGTAATAGGTAATAGCGCACAAATTGTTGTTGAATGTATAAAAGAAAATTATAATGTGGTAGAAAATACGAGAATAGCAACATTGGCTGAATCCCCAGCAGAAGGATATCTCCAAAATGCATATATTAATGCTATAAAAACGTCACTGATAGAGATGAATGATGCGACAAAAATACCGATTTATAAACCAAACGGAGAATTCAATAATACTAATACCTATTTTGATATTTTAAATTCAAAAGCCCATTTTCAATTTGATATAAATAGAGAGTTTGATCAAACAACATATATTGTTGATTTGTCTGGCTCAATTCTAAGCGGTAACCCATTTTTATTTGATGCATCTTATTCGGATTTATCGTCTTCAAATTTCACAATTAATAAGCAATTTTCTGGATTATCATCATACACAATTAATAATTCAAATAACAAAATATCAGTGTATCCAAAAAGCAGTAGTAACGGATTCATAAATTATGGAAATCAAAATGCACCATTATTTGAAACATTTATACCAACTGGAACATATAGTAAAATCGGAACATTGATTGATGCAATAAATACTAGTTTCGGAACAGTAGATTCAGATGGAAGTGCAATTATGGGTTCATGTAGAGTTACGTACGCCTTTTTATCGTCCGGTCTTATTGATCTAACTCTAAGTTTTCAAATCAAAAAAGTTCTTACCGAAGAAGATTACAAAGTAACATTTGTAGATCCAAGCAATTCGTGGTCTAATTTATATATGAATGATCCATCATATCATTTGGTGAATTATAAAAATGGCGGCGATTATGCAAATATATACGGCTCGGAAAATTTCTATGAAAACAAGCTTCTTATAAACAATACTAATAATAAAATCAAATTCACGCCCTACATAAA